GTGTCGAGGTCACAGCCAGACGACGACAGGACCATGGTGCCACGAGGGATCGCCGTGTTGGCGGTCTGCCATGCCGCCAGCCGTCCACGAAGACCGTGATGGCCCTCGCCGGCGAGGTAGATCACGGCGCCCGGCCTCACCTTGGCGCCCATCCAGTCGGGCACCGATGCCGCCATGCGGCAGCACCAGTCGAGAACGACGAAGGTCTTACCGGACCCAGACGGGCCGTGGATCATCATGAGGGCTTGAGCCTGAGCCCATCCCTTGATCAGCCACGAGATGGGGGTGGGCTGCGCTGAGAAGTCGACAGCGTCGACGAGCCAATCGCCGACAGACGGCGAGAGCAGCGCCGCCAGATCCTTGCCGGCCTGAACGTAGTCGTTGGCGTCGCCTAGGATCGGGGGGATCACATAGCGCACGCCGTGCTTTGCGCTTGCTTGCTCTGCCGCGCGAAGACCCACGTTCCCTTTGTCGTTGTCGGCGACGATCGTGATCCGGTCACCATAAAGACCCACGAGAACGCCAGCGACGTCCACGAGGTTGCCGGCGCTGTAGCTGATGGCGCACGGCCGGCCAGTGACCTCGTGGACAGTGGCGGCGGTGGCAAAGCCCTCGGCGAGATAGATCACGCCGTCGGCTGATGGAGCACCGACCATCCAGAACTTGCCCTTGACCTCGCCACCGGGGTGATATCGCTTGCCGCCGTCTCCCTCGATGTATTGCAGCGACGACAAGGCACCATCGACACCGTAGAGCGGCACCACGAGCTTTCCGTCTGACGTGACACGGGACCCGTGCGCCTGGACGCCTTTCCGCGTCAGGTATGGGTGATCTGCTGGAGCCAGCGGGAGATCCGTCCAGATCTCCTCCACGACATCGGCGACGACCTCACGTTGCCGCGCCACCTCGGCATCACGGATCGCACGCATCTCGGCCATGCGCTTGGCGTGGGCAATCTCCTCGGCTGGCGTCATCGACGGCCCGCCCTCGGCGCGCCAAGAGACGTCCACCTGACGGCGCCAGCACCCGAAGTGCCCAGCCGGCCGGCCGTCGCTGTAGGCGATGTACCAGCCGTTTTTCGACCGGCTGGCGTCCGATCGGAACCGGTGGATCCTGCCGTCGAGGGTGACCGACGTCGGAGGGGTTAGACCCTCGTAGGCGATCGCATCGATAAGCTGCTGCTCTGGTGTCCGGTCGTCAGCCGGCGATGGGACGAAGGGGCGATCAAGCTTGGCCACGGTGCACCTTGCCCTTGATGTAGGCGTCGAGGGCGATCACGGTCTTGAGCGACGGAATGCCGCCGGCCATGAAGCGGTAGAGCGTGTCGGTGGACAGGCCCGTCCGCTCGGCCACGGCCGTCAGGTTGTGATCCTTCAGGAAGGCCCTGATATCATCTGGCGTCATCATGCGTTGATCCTCTGGTACGTTTGCGCTTGACGGTAGGCATCGGTGCGGCTAATGTCCAGCACACAAGACGCAACCCGATCACCGGACCGCGTCAAAAACAGGAGGCCACATGGCCATCTCGCTCAAGCGGACCGGCGCGCTTGCCGCTCCGTTCGTCAAGGTCCTCATCCCCGGCGAATCCGGCGCCGGCAAAACCCGCGCATGCGCCCACCTCGACGACGTCGTGATTCTCAGCGCCGAAGAGGGCTTGCTGTCGATCCGTGAGGCGGACAAGCCCTACATCCAGATCAACCGCCTGGACGACCTGTATGAAGCGTACGAGTGGCTTACGTCGTCGGTTGAGGCCACGACCTTCAATGCCGTGGCCATCGACAGCATTTCGGAGATTGCCGAGGTGGTGCTGGCCGAAGAGCGCCGCAGCGGAAAGGGAGCCAAAGATCCGCGTGCCGCCTACGGCGAGATGCAGGACAAGATGGCCGGCGTCATCCGCGCCTTTCGCGACCTGTCGGGTCACCACGTCGTCATGACGGCGAAGGTGGAGAAGGGCGCCACCGACATGGGAGAGGTGCGCTACTGCGCCAGCATGCCGGGCAAGAAGCTGACGGCGGACCTTCCCTATTATTTCGACGAGGTGATCCCCGTCCGCGTCCACCGCACCGGCGACACGGTGGAGCGCGTTTTCCAGTGCGTCGATGACGGCATCTGGCATGCGAAGGACCGCAGCGGAAAGCTTGACGCGTGGGAGCCTTACGACCTCAAGGCCCTGATCGCCAAGATCGGGGGTGGTCGATGACCCTCATCACCCAGCAGATCGCCAACCTCGCGACGGAGTGGACCGCCGCAAAGGAGGCCGAAAAGAAGGCCACCGAACGGCGACGCGAGGTCGAGGACGCGATCGCCCGCCTCATGAAGTTGCCCGCCGACCTCGACGGCACGGAGCGGCTGGATGCCGATGGCTGGGAGGTCAAGATCGTGGGTCGCATCGATCGCAAGGTCGACACCGACGCCCTGCAAGAACTCGCCCGCGAGGCTGGCTTGACCGATCACCTGCCGGCGCTGTTCAGGTGGAAGGCCGAGATCAACGCGAAGGCATGGGATCGCGCCGCTGACGACATCACCCGCCCCCTGACCGGGGCCATCACCAGCAAACCGGGTCGCCCGTCGTTTGCAATCACGAAGAAGGAAGGCTGAACATGGCAAAGCTCGGACAGACCTACGTTGCGGATGACCTCCCGAAGTCGGACCGCGACTTTTCGCCGGTCCCCGATGGCTGGTACGACGTGACGATCACCGAAAGTGACGTCAAGAAGACCAACGCCGGCACCGGCACCTACATCAAGATCCGGTATGACATCACCGGTCCGACGCACGCCGGCCGCGTGGTCTTCGGCAACATCAACAACAGCAACCCGAACCCGGAGGCCGAGCGCATCGGCAACCAGCAGTTGGGCGAGCTCATGCGCGCCATCGGCCTGCCCCGCCTCGAGGACACCGACCAGCTGATCGGCAAGCGCCTATCGGTCAAGCTGGTGACGAAGAAGAGCGAGCAGTACGGCGACAAAAACGAGGTCAAGGGCTTCCGGTCCAACGGTGCCGCCCCCGCTGCATCGACGTCGTCCGGTGCCGCCCCCGCCTCCCCGAAGCCCCCGTGGGCCAAGTGATGGCGGGGCCAAGCAACGAGACGGAGGCCGAGGCACTCCAGCTCCGTCAGGTGGAGGCGTTGGAGCGGATTGCGGCGGCGCTCGACCGCCTGTCGTGGACGGTGCAGGAACGCTCCGCCCACATCGGCGAGACTGACGACGGCAACACGGTCCGTGAGGTCGTTGGCCACTACATCGACGTCGGTCTGTGACACACCCAACAGGGCGCGCCTGTGGCGCCCTTTCTTTCCCGAGACTCCCATGGTCCCCATCCCCCCGCCTCGCGTCACCATCCAGTCCCTGATCGACGAGCACCACGAGCGTGGGCAGGAGCCGCCGCGCCCCCACATGGGAGCGTCTGAGTTGGGCCACGCCTGCGACAAGTGGCTGTGGCTGAAGTTCCGGTGGGCTGTGATTGAGAAGACGCCTGGGCGTGTCCTGCGCGTCTTCCGACGTGGCCACATGGAAGAGGCCACGATCCTGAAAGACCTCCGCGCCATCGGCATGGAGATTCGCGAGACGTCCGGTGAACAGGCGCGGGTGTCGTTTGGCTCCCATGTGTCCGGCTCCGTCGACGCCATCATCGACAGCGGCGTGCCGGAGGCCCCGAAGAAACCACACGTCGCCGAGTTCAAGACGCACAGCAAAAAGAGCTTCGACGAGCTAGAGAAAAAGGGCGTCGAGGCAGCCAAGCGGACACACTTCGTCCAGATGCAGGTCTACATGCACGGCCTTGGCATCGACCGTGCGCTGTACCTCGCCGTCTGCAAGGACGATGATCGGATCTACACGGAGCGAGTCCGCTATGACCGCGACGTGGCCGAGAAGGCGATCGCACGCGGCAAGCGGCTGGCGCTGGCCGACGAGATGCCGCCTCCGCTGTCGACGGACCCCACATGGTACGAGTGCAAGTGGTGCCCGGCGCACGCCGTTTGCCACAAGGGACTGGGCGTCACCGCGCCGAACTCATGCCGGACGTGCGCGCACTCCACGGCGATGTTGGACAACACCTGGCGATGCGAGAAGCACAACGCTGACGGAATCCCACTGGCGTTTCAGCGGACCGGCTGCGCCGACTTTGATCTCCACGACCACCTACTCCCGTTCTGAGGCCCCATGCTTCGCCCCTACCAACAACGCGCGATCGACATGGCGCTGGCGTGGATCGCCGCGAACAAGGGAAATCCGTGCATCGTCATGCCGACGGGGTCCGGTAAGTCGCACGTCGTCGCCGGCCTGTGCAAGCACACGATCCAGACGTGGCCCGACACGAAGGTTCTGATGCTGACTCACGTCAAGGAGTTGATCGAGCAGAACGTCGAGAAGATGCGCCAGCACTGGCCGGCCGCACCGATGGGCATCTATTCGGCCAGCATCGGCAAGCGACAACTTGGCGAGCCGATCACGTTCGCCGGCATCCAGTCGATCGCTCATCGCGTCGAGGACGTCGGACACGTCGACCTCGTCGTCGTCGATGAATGCGACCTCATCGGGCACAAGGATGAAGGCCGGTATCGGACGTTTCTCGGCAGACTCAAGGAGATCAATCCCAACCTCGTGGTCATCGGGCTGACGGCGACCCCTTACCGTCTCGGCCACGGCATGATCACCGACGAGCCGGCGTTGTTCCATGCGCTAATCGAGCCGGTGGACGTGATCGAACTCCTGGCGCTTGGCCACTTGTGCAAGCTGAGTCTGAAGAAGACGAAGCACCAATACAACACCGACGGCGTCCACAAGCGTGGCGGCGACTTCGTCGAAAGCGAACTACAGAAGGTCGTCGACACCGACGAGCAAACGCAGATGGTCGTCGACGAAGTGCTCCTGAACGCCACCGGACGGAAGTCCTGGGTGCTGTTCTGCACCGGCATCGCCCACAGTGTCCACGTCGCCGAGGCCCTCCGGTCGCGAGGCATCACATGCGAGACGGTGTCGGGGGAGACGCCAAAGGGCGAACGCGAGCGCATCCTGTCGGCCTTCAAGTCCGGCGAGATCACGGCGCTGACAAACGCCAACGTGCTGACGACCGGGTTTGACCATCCGCCTGTGGACCTGATTGCGTTCCTGCGCCCGACGGCGTCGACGCGACTCATGATCCAGATGGCTGGCCGTGGAATGCGCCCATCGGCAGGGAAAGAAGACTGCCTGGTCCTCGACTTCGCTGGCGTCTCCCGTGTCTGCGGCACCATCATAAAGCCGGTCATCCCCGGCAAGAAGGGCACCGGTACACTTGAGGGCGACGCGCCGGTCAAGGTCTGCGACGCTTGCGCCGAGCTCTGCCCGATCAGCGCCAAGGTATGCCCCGGCTGCGGCGCGGCGTTCCCGGAGCCAAAGAAGGACACGGCGCCGGTCGACGTGAAGTTGGTTGACGGAGACATCATGGGCCTGTCGGTCAACCGCGATGACCTCCATGATGTCGAGGTGAGTTCCTGGCGTTGGCAGATCCGCACGTCGGCGAAGACGGGAAAGAAACAGATCGCACTGACCTACTATGGCAAGGCCCTTAGCGATCGGCCTGTGACGGAGTATCTGTGCGTCTTCCACGAGGGGTACACGGGTCAGAAGGCGTGGCAGACAGTGGTCCACATTGCGCAGAGAGTCGGGCCACTGCCTGATGGACTGATTGCAGACGGCGACGTGACTGCACTTGTCGAGGCAATGAACGCCGCCAAGCATCCAACGTGGATCCAGTACGAGCGTGACGGAAACTTTGACCGCATCACAAAGAGGCATTGGCAATGAGCGAGCACGTCGAGCAACGAAACTTCGTGATGTGGATGCGCCAGAAGCATCCCGAGTTGTGGATCTTCGCCGTGCCGAACGGCGGCCACCGTGGCGCATCGCAGGGCGCGAAGCTCAAGGCCGAGGGCGTCACCCGTGGCGTGCCGGACCTCTACATCCCTGCCCTGCGCATGTGGGTGGAGATGAAGATCAAGGGCGGCAAGGTCGCACCGGAACAGCGCCGGTGGCATGAGTACCTGACCGGCATCGGTGACCGTGTCGTGGTGGCCTACAGCCGCGATGAGGCCGTCCAGGCTGTGACGGACGCCATCGACGCCGACGACGTGCGCCGCGTGCGCGCTGTGTACCAGAGGATTATGGGGGTGTGCGGATGAGTTGCCAGAACTGCAATCGAGACGACGGCCACGAAGACTGGTGCTACAGCGGGCCCGAGAAG